GCCGTCAACAAACAGGTATCCGTTGCGGATTTCGTATCCCTTAGCCATGCCGCTCACCCGTTAAAATATAAAGTCGCCCGTTCATCACGGCCAAGCGACGGCGTCAATCTCAGCGAACGTCGTGATGGTCTCTGAATCAATGTCCGCGATAATGCCCGACTGCACCGCGAAGCACGCCTGCACATGCGCAAACACGGCGGCATAAATCGCTTTGAACTGGGCACCCGTCAGAGTCACCGAGCCCGCGAGCGTCACGAACTCCGCAGTATCCTCGTCGGCTATGCCTGCCGCTGCGCCCTGCAAGAGTAGTTTCGCGCGATCGTCGGTCGGGATATCCATGCCAGTCACAACAATGCCGCCCGTCTCCGCATTCCAACGCAGATCGGCCGCGTACGCTTTGAGCCTATCTTTCGTCGGCCCCGGTGCGACATAATCAGAGCCATTCCACGTGTTGCCAATGCGGATCGTGTCATGCTCCGGGTCGCCCATTGTCAGGCCCGCACCGGGATCGTGACTTTGCCAATCGGCGCCATCCAGATCCAGCAAATCGACAACAACATTGCCGGCGTCGAGCACGGGATAAAGTTGGGTTGATGTAACGGTTCCTGATGCATCCATGCGCGTTCGAATGTGTGCCATTAGCTGTTTGCCCATCCGTAAAGATGAAAATCACCTGACGCGATATTGCCAGACGCCATGACAAGCCGGATCGCATCAGTGTCCGCTGCGGTATTGTATTTGCCCCAGCCATCGCTCATCGCCATGCTGCCGTCAGCCTTCTGTTTGCCCATCTCCCAGCCGACGCTCGTGAGCGTGCCGGAGTCTCGCGGATCATAAATTTTGAGATCGAACCAGGCCATGCAGTCTGCAGCCGTATTGCCGACGTCGCTCTCTGTGATGATCTCTGTGTGGGCCGTGTCCGTTATAAATGTGCCCGCCTTGCGCCATGCATAGGAATAATCTGATGCGCCAGTCTTAAATGTCGAGCCGGCGTCATCGCTGAACAGTATTTCAAGATACGTGCCGTCTGTAGCCGGTATGACCTCTTTGCCAATAATCTGGAATTTTGTGTATCCGCTCGGGAGAGCAAAATCGACCGTCGCGCTGGCGCTTGCTGACGCAGTGCCGATGTAGACAAGCGAACCCGATGATGCGTCTTGAAACGACGGAGCGGCGCCTGCTCCATTTGATGTCAGCACCTGGGTTGCCGCTCCAGGGCCAACAGTCGTTGGATTGCCGCTTGCATCGTACGTGATGATTTCCCCGTCTGTGCCGCCGGCCATCTTGGCGAGCGTCACGGCGTTGTCATCGATTTCCGCGGTGCCAACTGTATCGAGCGCCGCAAGCGCGCCGCTGTCAGTAACGTCCGAGAGCGTGTGACTATGCGCGCCAACCGTGCCGCTTGCCGCCGCTGTCAGCCGCCCCTGCGCATCGACCGTAATATCGGCGTTAGTGTACGAGCCGGACGTGACGGCCGTGTCATCCAATTGCGCGGGGCCGACGGTATCCAGAAGCGCCAGCGCGCCCAAATCATCAGCAGATAGCGTCGTCTCGATCCAAACCGCTCCTGTCGCCGTCGCGTCAACGCATCGATAAGCTTTATCGCCAGACGTATCAATCCAGATCGACCCAACCGCGAACGCGCCGTTCCCTGACGTATTCGCGCTATCATCATCGGCTGTCGGCGCCGAGGTGGCGTCCAGCTTCGAAACCGGCGTTTCCTCGTCCAACGCATCGCACAAGTCGGTCAGCAATGTGCGGAGCTTTGAAGGCGTGATGGAATTTGGCGCTCCGTCAACGATCTGGGCAACAATGGCTGCGCGCGCTGTTGCGACTGTCGTCATCATGCAAACTCCAAGACGAGGATGCAGCCCGAAGCACCGGCGCCCGCCGTCACTTGCGCGTCCGAACCGCCGCCGCCCGCGCCGTACGCCGTCGCGGCAATGCCGGCGCCGTCCCCGGTGCCGTTCTGCGTTCTAGCGCCGCCCAGACCACCGCCGCCCCAGAATGAAGATGCGCCGTTACCGCCGGTTGATGACGTCGCCGCCTCGCCCGCCGCCCCGCCGATTTTGAACGTGCCGACAGTCGCCGTTCCGCCTTCTCCGCCGGACGCTTGGCCGCTTGCGTCGTTGGTATACCCGCCATTGCCGCCGCCGGCCGTCGCGTGCGATCCAAAACTCGTTGAGCCGCCATTGCTGCCCGATGAACCGGACGACCCGCCGGCGCCGCCCGCACCGATTGTGCACGCGACCGTGCTAACGGCGCTCAGATCAACAAAAGTGATGACTGTTGCGCCGGCGCCGCCGCCGCCGCCCTCCTCAGAATGACTGGTGGGTGATGCGCCGCCGCCGCCGCCGCCCGTCGCGAATACAAGGGCCTTGGTTGTGTTAGTGGTCTTGGTGTAGGTGCCGGACGCCGTTACCACCTGCATCCCGAGAATGCCGCCGCCGGCGCCCAACAGCGCGGCAAGCTGCGCATATGTGATGCCTTTGTGCTCGCTGTCCGCGTCGTCGTAAAAGGCAAAGACGTCGGCCGCGAGCGGCGTGCCATCCGCGGTCAGGCCGGCGAAATTAAGGTCGCCCTGGTTTGATCCGTTGACCTGCCATCCCTCGCCCGATGACACGGCCGGAGGCGACGACGGCGTTTGCCCGACATAGAGAGCATTCGACCAGGCCGGCAACTGCCACGATCCAGCGCCGATCGATGGCCGATAAATCAGCTCAACCACCCGCCCATCCATGCACCCCGAAATCAGCGCGGCCTGGACGTGATCCACGATCGCCTTTGCGCCAAGCCCGAACGCATTGAGCGTCGACGCGCCGGTATTGGCAGCGCCCGGCTTGAACTTGACCGTCAACCCCTCAAATAGCGCCTTGGGCGGCACGAAATCGCCAGTCATAGCGACAACGTAAGCGTTCGCTGCCCCGCTATCGGTGCACCAGAGCGCGCCGGACGCGTGCCGCGTGATCGATTCGGCGAGCATGTCGGTTGCCGTGTCTGGGCCGGCCGCAGCGTCCAAGCTCAGCCCGCCGGCCGTGACGGCCGTTTCAAGCTCCAAATTGCGAACGTTGTCCTCTTCGGCCGTCAGGATGCCGGACGCCGCCGGCGCGGTGTCGTTCACCTTGGTCGTAAAGTCGCGCATCAGCTGTATTCCTCGTCAAAGTCGTCGGTGAATGTGTCGCCCGTTCCGTTTGGCGGAATGGCGGGGTACTCGTTCCAGATGATCAGGACATTGGCCGGCGCGATCCGTTCAATGAAGCAGCGAAACCCGCCGGCATACGTCGACTGCGAATCGTATGGGATCGGGTACTTGTCCGCCTCGACGCCGCTGGCGTCGTACGGATAACCGCCGCGCGGCTGATCCAGGATGTCGATGTAAATCCGGAAGCGGCCGAGCTTCGGGAAATTGTAGTACGGCCGCGGGTAATATTGCGCATAGAGCGCCGGACGCTGCACCAGCCAGCCCGGTGTTATTCTGACGGTGACGCCAAACAGTGCGGCCAGCGTCTCCCAGTCTGCAATTGTATTCCAGCGCGTTTTATTAAGCCGGAACGCGATCCATGCACGCCGATCCGCTGCGGTTGATCCGCGCGGCAAACACTTGTCGGGCAGCCCGACCGCCGCCTCCCATTCACCAAGCAATTCCGTCGACGTGCGATAGTCAATTTTCTCATGCAACGCCGCAAGAAAAAGCCAGCATGCTTGATGAGCACGGCCAAGCGCTGTCACAAAGCGGTAGGCGAGCTTCCCCGGGATACGGAAGCCCGCCCACGCCTTCCCGAGCGGTAGATGCGCTTGCAACACCTCCCTGGAAACTGGTTTAGCTGTCAGCCACGTCTCAGCCATCAGATTGACCACTGGATGCCGGTTAGAACGGGAAACGCATCAACAGGTAAAGCGATATCAAGCGTTGGAGTGTCGAGGTCGTATCTTTCGAGCGACTGGCCCGTGTCCGCGTCGTAAGCCTCACGAATGGCGCAACGGATATCCTCAATTGCCAACACGCCGCCCCATGAGGCTTTTTCGGCCAGATATTCGATCAGACTGGATTTGATAGATGCACGCATGCCGGGTGTGTCGGGCGTGATCGACCGGAACCTGACTTGCAAGTTGTAGCGTTCTGGCGCGAGAACCTCGACGTCATCCGTCAACGTGTGAGCGGGAACGAGCGTGTCATGAATTTTCGTGCGGACCTGCGCCACTTCGGCGGCCGATGGAATCGGGTCGGCGTCGCCTTCGCGTAGGAATGAGATGCGCACGCGCCCCTCAACCGGGTAGCCGTCGTCGTAGACGCCGCTTGATGGCGCTTCGTCGCCGGTGAGCCGCCTCGGCTTGCGCACAAATACGCGCGTCACGCCCGGCACGGTCTTGGCAACAATCCGGATTTCATCGGCGGTGAATGTTCCAAAGTCGGTTGCAAGCCCTTCAAGCACACGGTCGCGCCACGCTTCCAAAGTCTCGAGTTCCGCGCCGTCTGCGAGGCCGCCGAACGTCACAAGCGCATCCGCATCAAGGCCGCTTGGCGGCGATGCAATCGACAGAGCCGCGCCGGACGTCAGGTTGCCGGCGGCGCCGGTCGTGTCCGCCGTGATCGTGACGTTGCCCCATACTCCGCTTGCCAGCGGATTGGGCTCCAACGGCGTGCCCGTAATCGATGCGTCGAGATCATACTCAATGGTGTTCGCATCAACGACGCGGATTTCGAAAGAGCCGTTTAACGATGCGTTCACACAGCCAGAGAACGTCAGTGTCATGCCGGATGCGAGGTTGTGCGCGGTCTCCGTGGTGAACCGGCCGACCTTCGGATCAAGGGTCGTTTCTGACGTGCCGACGATCGATTGCGAGACGACCGTTGCCGCATTGTCTGTCGTATAGGATTGCCCGCCCGTCGCCGTTATGGCTGAGCCGGCGGGCAGAATGGTTCCGGCCGTGCCTGTGATAACGACGTACCCTTGCGCAGCAGCCGGCTGATTTCGGCCGAGCCCGGTAATGTCAAGCCACCAGCCGATCTTGAAGAACGATTCCGACGCCGTTTGCGGGAACGGCTCATTGTCGGCATATCGTTTAAATGCGCGATAGAGCCCGTGTAGGGCCAGGAAGAACGATGTCGTGAGGCCGGAGACGAATGACCCCTTGCGCGCAATGGCCGACAGCTCGGATACTTCCGCCCGGACATACGACTGCCCCTGCGTGTCAACCTCTTTGCTTGTCGGGATTGTGACCGGCATTTACTGCGCCCTCAGTATGCCGGCCTCGGTGGCCGTCGCGATTGCGTACGCCGTCCGCGTTATGCGTCCGTCGGGCGTTGTGAGATCGATGAGAATGCTCAGAGCGCGCGTTTCAGGATCGGCGACGACCTGGGCCACAGCAGTGTCAATGATATCCTCGTCGGCCATCCATTCGAGCGCTGCCTCCGCCTCGGCGCGCACGCCGTTGACGGTGTTCTGCGTCATGCGTGCCTGCTCGTAAAACCACCAGCCGGACCCAAAGTTATGATCCGGGCCGCCGACAATGACGCTGCCAGGCCAGCCGCGGCGGCGAAGCGGGTCCGGGATGCCTTCGTCGTCGAATGCCCTTCGGTCAGAAAAGAGCGAAACCACGAGTGGGGACTCCAGGCCCGCCGAGGTTTTGAGGTCGCCGTCCTCGACAACCAAGTCGAACGTGCCTTCCTCGTCGATCTTATGTGCAAGGTCGATGATCATTCGTCGTAGCTCTTCGTTGCACCGGAGATAAGCGTTGCGCCGCACTGGGTGGCATCACCATGGCGCGCAACCTGCAACCCCTCGCACCACAGTTTCTCGCTGTGCTCGACGATCGGGTTAGGACCATGAATCGGGCAGCCTAGAATGTCTGTGTGACGCGCGATCAACTTGCCCTCACAGAGCGATTTCGAGGCGCTGGTGACGATGGCGCCGCCATGCGTCGATGTATCCCCGAGACGGGCAATGAGAGGCATGGCGCTCACGCTGGGTTTATGTGGACCGTTCCCGACGTCGACGTGATCACAACGTCGCCGTCGGAAATGTTCGTTTTCTTGGCGTCCGTCTGTTCGATCAGAGCGCCGGTTTTGAGGTTTTTTGCTCTGTTCTCGCCCGGCTTGTTGCCGTCGATGCGATCCGCCGGCGGGGCGAGTGCGATCGCGTAGAGCTTGCCCTCATCGCCGTCTGCGGGGATGATGAGCATTTGTGCGCCTTTGATCGGCGCTGACACGACGCCGCCGAAATCGACAAGCATCGCGTCTTTTTCGTCGCCATCGTAGGCAACGCGGACAAGGCGGTGCGGCCCCTTGTCGTTGCTTTCCTGGATGAGTTCGCCGGTTCGGATCATGATCGCCCCAAATGCGTTGGACGAATCATCTCTAACAGAGTTCGGAAACTAACCCTGGCACCCCCCCCAATTGCCTTGGATGGCGGCCCTACTTGGTTGCGAGAACGGAACGAATTTGGTAGGAATTGGCACTATGGGATTCCGAAAGCAGATCATCACCGATACGATCGTCAAGGGGCTAAAGCCCGGCGACACGGTGATGGATACAAAGGTGGAGGGGTTTGGCGTGCGGCGGCAAACCAGGCGGGCGCACTATTTGTGCGGAAGCACCACAACGGCCGCAAGTGCTACCAATCCATCGGGGCACACGGCCCAGGCGAAATGACAGCCGGAACCGCGCGCAAACGGGCCGCAGCTATCATTTCTGCAATCCTAGAAAACGCACCTTCAGTGCAAAGCTTGTCCCGCGATCTGTCGGATGCAAACAAGCGAATTGCCGAGCTTTAAAGTATGGTGTCTGGAGGAGGCCGGAAGAATGACCAGAGATGAATGGATTAAACTACTAGCGCAGATAAGGCGGGACCTGCAAGAATCAATCGACGGGCATCCGGACAAAGAACTTGTAACCAGCCGCCGATTGATAAAGGCCCACAACGCCGTCACAGGTATTATCAATGAAGAGCTAGGTCTGACCGTATCGGGAGAAACCGACGACGCCGACAAACGCTACCAGAAACTGTCGGGCCGAGTGCTTAGTATTTTAGCCAGGAACGGCATCAGATCATCCGAGGAAATCGAAGGATTTGACGAAAGGGATCTCCGTCGGCTCCCGCTTGTTGGGAATAAGGCTATAAAAGAGATCCGGGACGCGGGAATCAATCTCATGCCTAAGCGGCTACCGCGAACAAAAGAGAAGTATGTTCCAGTCCGGACTAGGTGAACGTGCCGTCCGAAAACCGCCCCGGCGCGGAATGGCCGACGCCGCTTTTCGCGCCGCGCTGGCCCGACTTCGGCTGCTCGCTGGCATCCTTCGTGTAGGCATCGGCGACGGTGCATGAGACCTTTGTCGTCTCGCCGCCGCCCCACGTCTGCTCGAGCGTCACAGACTTGATGAACATATCGGTTGCCAGCAGGAAATGCGCATCGAACACCGGAATGATAAACCCCGGCCGCCACAATACGCCCGGCGCCATCGAAAACCCCTGCACTGTCGCCTCGTACTTGACGCCGTTGGCCCGCGCGAGGTTCGATTTCCAGGCCGCCGCGTCCTTGGGCGTCTTGCCCGCGATCGCCTGGCGCCCGCGGTAATGGATTTTCCGGGTCGGCCGCATGGCTGTGTCAAACGCATCGCCGATGTTTTGAGACATCGGGTTAGCCTGGCCGTCTTTCACGCCCTTGGCTTGCGTTTCCCAATACGGGTCCGACTGCGATTTCTGCCCCGCCGCCGAGTGCTTGTTGGCCCGGTTCTTCGATGAGTTCGAATAGGTCGCCTCGAGCACGTTGTTGCGCGGGTCGTCCTCAAACGACTTGTAAAGCATACCCGGGCCGCGCACTTTGCGGTTGCGGTCGATAACCAGGTTGCCCTTGCCGTCCGTGTTGAGCACGACCTGGCGTTTGTTCGCCCAATTCTTCAGGAAGTCGTGGCCGAAGGTGTCGATTGCGCCGCCGACTTTCTCGGACGGCCTGAACTTGTCCGGGTTGACCTTGTCGATTACCCTGATTCCAGACAGCCCCATCTTTCTGAGCGTGCCCTCGGCGACCTCTTTCAAGCTTTTTGGCGGGTTGTATTCCTGCTTGGGCCCGATCGTGCTGTCGACGAGATCCTGCGTTTTGTCGCGGATCGTGATGGTGATCTCGTGGTTTCCCCAACTGTGCGTTCCGTTGACGTCGTCGACGTAGCCCGTCACCACAGGTACACCGTCGAAAATCACCACGGCCGGGTCATTCAGCCGCGCCGGGAAAGGATCGGCAGGCTGCTCCGTGATCGTGACGGTTGCTTCGTTCGACGCCTTGCCGAAATCCAGATTGGCAGAGACTTTTTTCCAGCCGGTGAATGGCTTCCCGGCGATCATGACAATGACGGGCATCAGTCGGTCACCAGCACGTTGATATTGCCCTCGATCCAGATCGGGTTCTGATCCGGGTTGAGGTTGACGATGGTGTCGGTGCTATCCTCGCTATCATAGAGAAGGTAACTGAGTGATGCAGCCGGGATGCCCGGCGTGCTGACTTGCGCAATGCGCGGCGTGCGCAGCAGCCTGTCCGCCAGCACTTCGCTGATTGATGCTTGCACGTCGACGATCGCGGCGCGCGCCTCGGCGGTCAGTTTCTCGCTGTCCTGGATTTCGCGGACGATATCGTACAGAAAACCCTCGTCGGCCTCGACTTCATCGACCGTCTTGTGCTCACGGTCGGCGATCGCCCATGCGCTTGCCGCAAACACGGCCGCCCGGGAATGATCAGCCAAAGCTGTCAGGACATCAAAGCGCAGTTGCGATTCCGGCGTCCGGACGCGAACCGCCTTGGCGGCATACGCGATATCATCAACCGCGTCCGCCGTTGCCCGGAACGCGGACGTCAATTCCGCGCCGGTCAGGTCCAAATCCTCAAACGGCTCTTGGAACATGGCAAGCAGCGCCGGGCCGACGACGGCACCGGACTGCACTTGCGCCGATGCCGAGCGGATAACCTCGTTCGCGGCGTTGCCCCGCCCCGTACCGGCAGCGACCGCTGTTGCGAGCGCGACAACCTGCTCGGTCAGCGCCGTTGCGGTCGTAAACGAACTGCCAGCCCCGCCGGGAGTCCATTGGTTGGCAAGGTCTGCGAACACCCGCGCGAATGCCGCCTGTGCCAATGCCCCGACTGATGCCGGGATGCCGGACAGCAGCGCGGGGAACGATGCGCTCGATGTGACGCCGAGAGGAATGTCCAGTTCGAGCACGCCTGCGTTGCGATCGTCGCGCTTGACGCTGTAGCGGCCCATAACCGCCACGCGCTTGCGCCCCCACCATGGATGCTGCAGCGTGCCGGGGCCGGGCCGCATAAGTGCCCGTTTGAGGCGCGCAAAATCAGAGCGAATATTCGGTCCATGCAGAATCGCCGTGATCCGGAAATTGGTTTCGTTCCTTCCGTTGTCCTCCAGATAGCGCCCGCTGTCTGGATACTGCTGCTCTATGGTGTTGCGCCCCTCTTCGGCGGTATCCATCGGCGCAAGAAATCTCGCCCCGCGAAAGCTCGCAGGTTGCAAATCAGCCAAGCGCATGGGCGCCTCCCGGTTGGATGATGTGATTTAAGGGTTACATTCGCGCGCGATGTAACGAATGGCTTACGGCGTTTCGGTTTCCGCCGAGCTTGTCGACGTGTCGCCGCGATTGCGGGTGCCGACGTTGATCTGGCCCGGCCCGGTGATCGGCCCGTTGTACTTGATCTCGATTGCCGGCGGGGCCGTTACTTTGACGTCGACAGACTGGCGCGCGACCGGCGCGATCGGCGTGTTATTCATGTACGGGTGCGGGCCGCTTTGATGACGCTGCGCTGCCGCGTGTGTCGACGACACCCATTTCCGAGCTGTGTTGGGGTTGATGCTCATCTTCCCCGCCACAGCTTGAGCTTGGCCGACAATGCCGAGCTTGCCGCCAATCCAGCCCAGCGCCTTCTGGATGCTTGTGATTGGGTTCAACAGGGCTTCCGCCGCTGCTTTTCCTGCATCGAAAAACGATTGGAGCCCCGACCCCTCAAACGAGATTCCGGTAATCTGCCCTACTGCCGTTGCAATGCCGCTCATGGCCGACGTCAACCAACTGACGGCCGTCTGCAATTCCGACCCGGCATAAGCAGACGACAGACCCGAGAAGAAACCCATCACGACTTGAGAAAGTTCCTTCCAAT